AAGCAAGTGCTAAGCAAACGGAAGCAGATAAGATAAGATTAGATAAGATAAGAGAAGAAGAGATAACAAACAAAGAAGAGATAAAGAACACTTGTGCAATCTTTGACCAATTCTGGGCTATCTATCCACGCAAGACCGGGAAGCAGGCAGCATCAAAGTCCTTTGCAAAGTTGTCCAATGCAGAGCAACAGGAAGCCATCAACAACATCGCAAGGCTCTACTCTCAAACACCCGTGCAGTTCGTCCCTCATGCAGCCACCTACCTCAACGGCAAACGCTGGGAGGACCAAGCCATCCAACGTACCCCTAACTTCGCCTACTCAAACCTAACCTCCGATGATGAACCCTTACCAGTTGTCCGCTGAACGCAAACTGCTCGGCTGCCTAATGGACAAGTTCGTGAACCGAACCGTCCTGCTAACCCAAATCCCGGAACGCCTATTCACAGGCAACAACGTCCTCCTGTACCGGGCTATCGAATCCCTCCACAAAGCAGAGCGAGAGATAGACATCGTAACCGTCTATAAGTACCTCGCAGACCAAGGCCAAGCCCATGTCCTACTCGAAGGCATCGACCCCGAAGCAGGGCTTGTCAGCAACTGGAAGACCTACGCATCCGACCTGCACGACCTTTGGAAGGAACGTGAAGAAGCGAGAATCATGGAAGAACTGGCTCACGACAGGGACATCCCCAAAGCCTTCCAACGATACCAATCCATCCAAGCCGTTGAATCCAACGCCTCCGAATCCTCAGCACACGAACTTGCCAAGGACTTCCTCGTCAACATGAACGAGGTCCGGGAAGGCAGACGGAAGGACCAAATCTACCAAACCTTTATCCGACCGCTCGACAACATCTGCACGGGGTTCAAGCCGTCCGAGTTTATCCTCGTAGGTGGTAGGCCAGCAATGGGCAAGACCCTACTCGCCCTCCAAATAGCGATGAACCAAGCCATGGCCGATATTCCCGTCGTGTTCTTCACGATGGAGATGTCTGCAGACCAACTGACCCAACGGATGCTTTCCAACCTTGGAACGATGGACGGGTCTGCATTCCTCAAGCCCGACGAGCGAATCAGCACCGAGCAGTACCTCACGCTGGCACAAAAAGCCGACCAACTGAAAGGCAAGCCTCTCTACATCGTGGATCTGCACCAAGCAAACCTCGACCGAATCGAGGGCGAAATCGCTAAACTCAAGGCCAAGTTCGGAATCGTTGGCTTTTACCTTGACTACCTGCAACTCGTAGAACCCGCAAAAATCGACAAACCCAAGCCCAAAATCGAGCAGATGACCAACATATCCAAGCAACTCAAAGCAATCTGCAAGAGGCAAAAGGTATTCGGGGTCGTGGTTTCTTCGCTCTCAAGGGCAACCGAAGGCAGAGCCGACCATCGGCCCATCATGTCCGACCTTCGAGAAACCGGGCAACTGGAGTTCGATGCCGACAAAATCGCCTTTGTCTATCGTCCCTACGAACACGATAAGAACGCAGAGCAGGACCTTATGGAAGTCATCTTCCGAAAGAACCGAAACGGCAGCCTTGGAATCGCCCAAGTTCAATGTCAACTCCCCTACACCAAAGCAAACGAATACCCCCTATGACACCCGAATACACCCTGCAAGCCGCCTGCGTGAAGTTGTTTAAACTTCTAAGGCCCTACGAGGAAGGGCGGTTATTTCTGAACCTCAACAACCCCCGAAGCCGAACCAACGGTCATTTTCTCAAAGGCATCGGCCTGACCGCTGGAGTGGCCGATATGACCTACCTATCCGACAAAGGGGCTATCTTCTTGGAGTTCAAAGCCGAGAAAGGCAAGCAGTCCCTGTCGCAGAAGTGGTGGCAGTCAGTTGTTCAGGAGGCAGGCTACCGATACGAGGTCATTCGGAGCGTGGAGGATTTTCAGCGAGTGGTTGCAAGTGTGGAATAGTTGTGTAGATTTGTTCCATGGCCCGACTACTCCTACTGCTCGTGCTGACCGCTTGCACCAACGACCGCCCTTGGAAAGTGATTGAGGTGCGGGCCAAGGGGGATGCTTGCGAGTATGTTCTATCCCGTTCCAACGGATTCGGACCGCAAGTCAAGACCCTGACCGATTCGTGTGGGAGGTATCAGTTGTTTGAAACTATAAAAACTAATTAAAATGTCAAACGAAGCACAAAACGGCAATTTTGCCAAACCGATGTTAGCTGCTGGCTGGATTTCGGTAGATGATAAACTTCCATACAAAGATGGAGATAGTCAAATAATGTGCCTTGTGTACGATAAATGGCAAAACGAAATACTTGTTAGACCATACAATGAGTATCATAAATGTTGGGACGATGAAGATAAGGATGATTTTTATACAAAGGCCGTTGGGGGTCATATTACTCATTGGATGGAGTTACCGTGTCCGCCAACTTGCAGCTAACTCGCTCATTCGTGAACCCAACCAAACCTTAAGCCTATGAAACGATTCTTAGTATTTGCAGGTGATGCCTATTATCCCTCCTTCGGGATGAATGATTTTCAGGAGGACTTTGACACCTTGGAAGAGGCCAGAAGTTTTGAAGCAAAAATCAAAGAAAAGTTTAAATCTATATGGAAGGATAACTGGAAGAGTTTCAATTGGACCGAGATTTGGGATTCGGAAACACGAACCCACTTTTAATACGCAATCGATAACCGTCAGCCTCTGGTCTTACCAAACCTCCCATAGCGTCAGCCTATAAGCTTACCAATCAAACCCCAAACCGATGAAACTATACGCATTCCAACCACAAGGACACGGTGAGCAATCATTCTTTACTATTGCTAAAAGCGAAGAAGAAGCCAAAAAAACAGTAGAACGCTACATTGAAAAACGCTACAAAAAAAGCAATCATTTCCCATGGGAAGCCGCTGGATGGGGAACGGACTACTACAAAATGACCGTACTTGAAGAAGGAGAGGTCGTTGAAAATGATAACCAATAACCAAACCCTAAACCTATGAAAACAATGACACCAAAAGAAAAAGCATGGCAGTTGTGGAATTACTATGGAACTTTATTCGGAAGATATGATAAGGCAGCAGAAGCCTCTATTAAAGTCGTAGATGAAATGCACAATTTCATGAGAACTGATGATGATGAAAGCGATACTTGCTATTGGGCTAATCACAGAATGTCAAAGTTTTGGGATGATGTTCAAATTGAATTACGTAAGTTGTCATAAATTACCCAAAACCTCGCAAATTGTCCCATATAAACCCCAAACCCATGAAAACCACACCAACCGATTTCCGACGCTGGCAACTGCATATCCGCAAGGAATGCGTCAACTGCAATCGCCCCGACAAATCCGAAACCATCAAGGCGTGGTCCGTGAACTGGACCCTGCTCGGTCGTATCCTCCAAGCCAAAAACGCCTGACGATGGAATGGATTAAATGCTCCGATCGGATGCCTGAACCAGGTGAACCTGTCCTGATATTCACGACTGACATGAATCAAGCCTACGCATGGCTTGGAGATGGCCGTTGGTACTACGAACACCAAACTTGGTTCCTGACCGAAGTGAGCCATTGGATGCCCCTACCCCCTAACCCGTTTTAACCAAAACCGATGAAAAAAGATTTTATCCCTTACGAACAAGCCCTTGCACTCAAAGGGCTTGGATTTGGTGAACCTTGTTTTGGTTATTACAGCATTGACTCGCTCAATCTTAAATCTCCCACTTTTAATTTGGAAAAACCATTTGAGTACGAATGGTGTTTGCCTGCACCCCTCTACCAACAAGCGTTCAGGTGGTTCAGGGAGGAGTATGGTTTGTGTTTAGTAATTAAGCCAATTGATGATAAGAAACTTGATTTAGGGTATAACTTATTAAAAAATGGATTGATTATCAATGCCCACCTCACCTACGAAGAAGCGGAACTTGCCTGTCTTAAAAAACTAATTGAACTTTCAACCAAGACGGCATAACCATGGACCTAATATCACGCACCATTCTCGGCTACACGGCAGAGGTTATCGGAGTCAGCCCGGACGACATCTTGAGCGAAGTCAAGACCCAAGAACTGGTCCTTGCTCGAAGCATCTTCGCAGACATCGCCTACTCCGAATACCTCTACACCTACTGCCAAATCGGGCGAATCATCAAGAGGAACCACGCCACGGTCATGCATAACCTCGAAATCCTTGCGATAAACATGAGAGCAAGGCCGGACATTAAATTCCTCCGTACACAGGTTTTAAACAGGACACGGGATTTTTTGCAACATTAGCGAGAACCCCCTCCATCTTTGCGTGAGTGAACGCAGAGAGCATCGTCCTTGACCTTTATCGAAGCGGAGAAATCCGCAAGGCTTGCCTCACCATTACGGGGGGCAATCCGCTTTGGAAGGACCTTGAACAAGAGGTCGTCCTGATTCTGCTGGAAAAAGACCCCGACAAGATTACCAAGATGCAGGTACAGGGATACCTGCGTTTTTACATCGTTCGTTTGATAATGAACCTGTACCGGGGCAACAACAACCAATTTGCGAAGAAGTACCGCCACCACGACGAGCGAGTAGAGGTAGACCCCGAAACCCAAGAACTAAGCAAGGACTACGACTCCCTGCTTGACGACCTTTGGGCCATCGCCCAGCAAGAAATGGACTCTTGGGCCAAGGACGGAGCGTTCCCGTACGACAAGGAACTGCTGAACCTGCTCATGCAGACAGGCAACATGAAGGCGATGAGCCGGGAAACGGGCATCCCGTACAGGTCCATCATTTACTCAATAGAACAGGCCAAGGCCAAAATCAAAACCGCAATCGAAGCAAATGGATATACTGGTCTATCCCATCCTGATTAGTGCGCTTGCGACCCTTGCGGTCGTGGAGTTCCGGGTCCTGCCGGGATGGTTCTACGCTTTGCCCTTTGCGAAGCGGAAGCCGTTTAGTTGTATGACCTGCTTTGGTTTTTGGCTTGGGGTCTTGCTGACCCTGCCGACCTGCCAATGGTACTTGGCCCCTATCCTCGGCCTTGCCTCATCTGCCACCGCAATAATCATTCGGGAATGGACCTTCAAATGACCGACGACCAATTCATCGTGGCCCAAAAGCACAGGAAGTACTGGGACCAATATATCGCCTCCCTGACGATGCGACTGCCACCCGATGCGGTTGGTGAACTGCAAGCCATCCTGACCGCTCACGGACGACCGCCTACAAATTGGTGGTGCGCGGACTGCGTAAAATCGGCCCTTCAATACATTTACCTACAAGCGGACTTGTTTGCCGAAGCCAACCAAAACACCATAAACCACTCCCTGAATGCCCCTGCCAATTCCGAACAATAACGAGTCAAGAGAAGGCTTCATCGGTCGTTGTATGTCCAACAACGAGGCCAATGCGGAGTTCCCCGATACGGCTCAACGGCTTGCGGTTTGTGGCTCAACGTGGGAGAATCACAAAAGGCAGCAGTTCGAGTCGTACTCCGACTACGGCCAAGAGATTCGGGCCAATGCCAAGCGGGGGATAGAACTGAACGAGCGGAACGGGAACAAGTGTGCGACGCAGACGGGTAAGGTCCGGGCGCAGCAGTTAGCCAACGGGGAAGCCATCTCGGTTGAAACCATCAAGCGGATGCACTCCTACCTGTCAAGGGCCGAAACCTACTACGACAACGCAGACGACACCTCGGACTGCGGTTACATCTCCTACCTCCTGTGGGGTGGCAAGTCGGCTCTCTCATGGTCAAGAAATAAACTCCGGGAACTTGGCGAACTCGAAGGCTAAAGACGATGACGAGGCCCAAGTGCAGGCTCGGATGGACTCGCTCATGATGGTCATTACGACCCTCTGCGACTGCATCGGAGCGGTGGACGATTCTAACTCACCGAATGCATTTGCCGTGAAGATGAAGATAGTGGACAAAATAGACGAACTCATAGACAAAATCGAATACTAATGGCAGGCCGACCCCCGATTTGGAATACCCCCGAAGAACTATGGGCTGCGTTTGAGCAATACCGAGCCGAGAACAAGGCCAACCCTTACCGGGTGCAGGACTATGTCGGCAAGGATGGGAACATGGTTTACCGGGACAAAGAGCGTCCGATTACCTTTCGGGGCTTTGAGGGATACCTTGCAGAGAATGGCGTTTGCCATAACTTATCGCAGTATCGAAATGGAGATAGCGACCATCACAAGGAATTTTTACCAATCATTACACGCATAAGGCTGACCTGCGACAAGGATATGCTGGAGGGTTCAAGTGCTGGCGTTTACTCGGCCAACATCGCCTCTCGTCTGCTTGGCTTGGTTGACAAGCAAGAGAACACGGTCCACATCGAGCAACCCCTATTCCCCGACAATGGCTGATTCTATCGTTGAGGGAGTCATTGACCAATTTAGGACAAGAGCCGAGCAGGGCAAAGCCAAGTACGGGACGACCATGGACCGCAACGACCTGACCCCGATGGAGTGGATTCAGCACTTACAGGAGGAACTGATGGATGCGGTGGTGTACCTGCAAAAGATAAAGACCCTTGAAAGAGCAGGAGAAGTTCATCCGAACCACGGCCGTAAATAAGGTCCGTGAGTTAAAGCGGTTCGTCAAAGGCATACAAGGCGGTTCGTCCGCATCCAAGACGTATTCCATCCTTGCCGTTGAGATTGACCATTGCACGAAGAATCCGTACACGGAAACGAGCGTCGTAGCCGAGTCCATCCCACACCTGAAACGTGGGGCCATGAGGGACTTCATGAAGATTATGACCGTTACAGGGCGGTTCAACGCTGCCCGATGGAACGCCACCGACTTTCGGTACAAGTTCGCCAATGGGTCATACATCGAGTTCTTTTCGGCTGACGACGACTCCAAGTTAAGGGGTGCAAGGAGGGACAGGCTCTACATGAACGAGGCCAACAACCTTTCCTTCCACGCTTACACGGAACTGGCAGCGCGGACCAAGCAATCGGTCATCCTTGACTGGAACCCGGTCAACGAGTTTTGGTTTCACTCCGAACTGATGCAAGACGAGGACGTGGACTTCCTCATTCTAACCTACAAGGACAACGAAGCCTGCCCCAAGAGTGCAAGGGACTTCATCGAGAAAGCACGGGTCAAGGCCGAAACTTCGGAGTATTGGGCTAACTGGTACAAGGTCTATGGCCTCGGTCAAGTCGGGACGCTTCAGGGGGCGATATATGAGGACTTCGAGGTCGTGGAGGGTATAGATGTCAGCCGTGCGAAATTCGTCGCCCTAGGGCTTGACTGGGGCTTTAGCAACGACCCAACCGCACTCGTAGCAATATACCGGCAAGGGGACTGCTTGCTGATTCAGGAACTACTGTACTCCACGGGCCTGACCAACCAAGACATCGCAGACAAGTTGCGGTCGCTCGGCATCACAAGGGCTTGGGAAATCGTGGCGGATTCAGCAGAACCCAAGAGCATCGAGGAAATCTACCGACTTGGTTTCAACATCAAGCCTGCCGAAAAAGGCCCCGACTCGGTTCGGAACGGCATAGACATCCTGAAACGCTTTAAGTTGCAAGTAACCAAGGACTCCACCAACTTGATTAAAGAACTGCGGTCCTACACTTGGGCGACCGACAAGGAAGGCAAGAACACGGGGGTTCCGATTGATTCCTTCAACCACGCCTGCGATGCGATGCGGTATGTGGCCCTTAACAAATTGAGGGTTAGCAACTCAGGGAAGTATGTTGTTGTTTAACTTTGCAGGACTAAACCTCAAAACCATGAACCTAAAGCACATCAAAGACACAATCCTCGTAAATTTAGGCGATATTCCTCGAATCGTGGAGTTCCTGTTTATGCTTACACTTGCGCTAACCAGTGCGACTATCATTACGGCTATTGCCTGCATTATTGGCTACAAGGTGGTTCTTTTCCTTTGTGGGTTACTTGGTATCGCAATATGAACCCCGAACGCATCCTTGACCTGCTCATCGAAATTGGGAAGACGCTTGCAGCCGTTTTCTTCATCCTCACCCTTCTAACCCTCCTTTGGACCTTATGAAAGTCGTTCACTACTACCACATCTATTGCGGAGGGAATTGGCAGTTAATCCTGAACCAACACATGATGGCGGTCTGCAACTACGGCCTCATCAATGTCTTGGATGAAATCAGGGTCGGCATCGTCGGTCCACCCGAACAACGCAAAGCGGTCAAGGAGGTGCTGGAAGGGTCAATGGTGGCCGAGAAGGTCAAGGTCGTAGTAACCCGAACCAACGCTTGGGAGCAGGCGACGCTGACCGAAATGTACCGGGCCTCGCAGGAAGAGGAGGCCGTGTACCTGTACGCCCACACGAAGGGGGCAAGCGACCCGTCCCTCATCAACCAACTTTGGAATCGCAGCATGACCTTCTTCAACGTGGTTGCTTGGGAACGATGCTTGCAACTGCTGGAAGGCGTGGATGCAGTCGGCTGCCATTGGATTACCAAGGAGCAGTTCCCTCACATGGCTGACCACAACAACCCCGATGGCTACCCCTACTTTGGTGGAACCTATTGGTGGGCCAAGTCAAGCCACATCAAGGAACTGGGCGAACCAGTACGGGACCACCGCTGGCAGGCCGAGCATTGGATTGGCAAGAAGCCCGATACGAAGGTCCACGACACCAACCCCGGATGGCCGGGTCCCGAAAAGTTTGTAATCACGTTTTAGCATGAAGGTCCCTATCCTCATTACCAACTTTAATCTCTACACTTGGCCGAAAGCGATGGTCAAGGAACTGCAACGGATGAAGGAATGCGGACCTATCATAATTCTTGACAACGGTTCAACTTACGGCCCTACCTTGGAGTGGTACGAATCGCTCAAAGGTAACGAGGACGTTTCGGTAGTTCGTACCGGGCAGAACTTGGGACATCTTGTGGCATGGAGGCTTGGAGTTGATAAAAGGCTTAGGAATGACTTTAACTACCCCGATTACATCGTAACCGACCCCGACCTTGACCTTTCGGCCTGCCCTGACGACACCATCGTGCGAATGCGTGAACTTTGGTACGATTCGCCTTCCTACCCTTACATCTACCGGGACGAAGAAGCCAAGGACTTTAACGGAGTGCAGTTCAATGTCAAGGACAAGATTGGCCTTGGCATTTGTGTTGACGACATTCCCGAAAACGCCCTATTCTTCCAACCTGCTGAACATCGCTACCACAAGCAACCGACCTATGGCGACCTACGCTTGGCCCCGGTTGATACGACCTTCGCCTTCTATCATGCCGACACCTATCAGGTCTGCATTAGCGGTGCGAGGACTTTACCTCCCTACGAGGTCAGGCATCTGCCTTACTACATCACACCCGTTGAGATGAACTCGGATTGGGAGTTCCGGCAATATCTTGACAAAGCAAACCACTCCAGCACGGCCAAGAAGATAGCCGATGGACTTCAAATAGGATAATATGCCATACTCACACCCGTTCCACAAGGACTTTGTTGGCAACCATATCCGCTCGGTTCTAACCGAATCCGACCGGGTGCTTGACGTTGGTTGCGGTTGCGGAACTTACGCCCTACTGCTTCCCGACATCAAAATGGATGGCATCGAGATTCACGAGCCGTATGTCAGCCGATTCGGTTTGCAGGACCTTTACCAAACCCTGCATATTGGGGATATTCGTGAGTTCGATTTTTCGGCCTACACCTACCTGATTATGGGCGATGTCTTTGAGCATTTAACCTTTAACGAGGCGGCGGACCTGCTTACCCGAATGAATGGCAAGAGGGTCATGATTGCCGTGCCTTATATGTACAGGCAGGGCGAATGGGAAGGGAATGTGTACGAAACGCATTGGCAACCCGACCTGAACCCCGAAGTGATGGCGTTGAGATACCCCGAACTGAAATTGCTCGTTGGGGATGCGGTGTATGGCTACTACATAAACTACTGACCTATGAAACTCCAAGACCTCACCATCGACCAGTTCCAACGCATCGGAGCCATTGAGTTCTCCAGCGTCCTTGGGGACTACGACAAGCGTGCAGGGGTCGTTGCAATCGTTGAGGGGGTGGACATATCACTCGTCCGAGAGATGTCCGCCAAGAGCGTCCTAAAGCGTTACAAGGCCATCATAAGCGAGTGGAACGCATTGCCTGCCCTTGGGTACAAGCGAAAGTTCAAAGCCGGGGGCAAGTGGTGGATCCCGACGGTGTTCACGGATGAGTTGACGGCTGGGCAGTTGATTGAACTAATGGACGCAAACACGACCGACGAGAAACAACTCCTGCAGAACCTCCACCGAATCATGGCGACCTTGTGCAGGGAGGGCGGTCTATTCGGATTCTTCCCGAAAAAGTACGACGGTGCTGCCCATGCAGAACGGGCCGAGTTGATGAAGAAACACGCCAAGGTGGGCGACGTTTGGGGCGTTGTCAGTTTTTTTTTGCTAAGTTCCGAACCCTACTTGAAAGTTTTGAGCGACTATTCCAAGCACCTGATGAAGACGGCAGGGGAGTTGACGTAAGCCCACTTGCCGGCTACGGATGGCTGATGGTGGTGTGGCGGATGGCAAACAAGGACGTTTTAAAGTTCGATGCCATCTTTGCGATGAAGGCGGTGGAGTTCTTGAACTATGCGCTCCTGATTCACGATATCTTGGAAGCGGAGAGGATGGAAGCGGAAAGAGCAAGACGCAGATAGACACATTCCAGCACGGGGGACATTTACCCACATGGAAACAACCATCCTCGCCAATGGCAAGCCCGTAGGTAAGTTCGGCAGCGGTTCGATGAAAGGCATCGACGAAACCGCTTTGGAGGGGATTGGTTCGGTCGTCGGCCCGAAAGGTGGAGGCAAGTCGCCAACCCACGACGTGCTGGTCAAATGGATTGAACGGGTCATCGAACTTGCGAAGAAGAACCTCGAAGCAGCGAACGCCAACGCAGGGGGAACGCTATCGGCATCCATCGCACCCGAAGACATCGAACTATCCGCAAAGCAAATCGTCGTGGCTATCATGGCCAACCCTTATTGGAAGTACGTTGACCAAGGGGTTCACGGAAGGTCATCGAGTTACATATCCGCAAGGGACTCAAAGTTCAGGTACGACAAGAAGATTCCACCACCCCAAGCCATAGCGGACTGGATTGCAAATAAGGGCATCCCGGTCGTTCCAACCTACTCACGCAAACTCAAGCGAATGCGAACGAAGCAGGAGCAGGGATTGGTCATGGGTAGGTCTATCGCCTTTGCTATCCGTGAGCGAGGTGTCGAGGGAACCAAGTTCATGAGCAACGCCCTATCCCCTGAAATGATAGACGTTTTGGTGAACACAATCGCTGAAACCCTTGGCAAATCCATAAGCGTAGCAACCAAACTATAAAATGGCAACAACCGTCCTATCAGGGTCGCCTCTCGTAGCAACCCCCGTTTACAACAAGATGCTTTTCAAGGTCAGCGGTTCGCTGATTGCACAACCCAACTACCGCTACGTCTGCGATGTGAAGAACCCAGCAGGGACGACTCTTGCCCGGCTCAAGTGCGACAAACTGCCCACCACCAACTTCGGGTTCTTTGACGTTGCCAAGGTCGTTGAAACCCTGATTGCACCGACTAAGCCATCGCTGACACAAACGGGCTTCGTGGATCATGCCGGGTACTATTCGGGATATCGCCTCGACTTCATGGAGGAATACGGGAACACCCCAGCCGTGCAGACAGGAACCGTTACCACCGTCAGCGGGGTCATGGGGTTTGCGGGGAACTTGGAGCAGTTGGAGTTCCAAGACTGGAGCCTAAGTCCTTACTTCCGAATCGGGTCCTCGTTCAACTCCGTTAAGCCCCTGACAACGCCATCGGCCTTCACCGTGTATCGTGGAGGCAAGGCTTGGCTCGCTATCAATGCCACGAGATTCAGTGCCGTGTCCCCGAATGACACATACCTCGTTTCGGGCCGTGTGGCTTACAAGGGGGTCAATTACGACATAGCCGTAAGCCCAAGCCTTTCAGGTACAACGGATTTCAATATCCAACGCTTCGGGTGTGGACCTTCACAACTATCGGGAACCATCGCAGCACTAAGCGGAGCGGTGGAGGGGGATTCGTACACGGTGCAGTTCTTGGCGAATCAGGGTTCGGGGTCAGTCACCACGACCTTCACGTTCGGACCATGCGAGCGATTCAATTCCATCCCGGTCCATTTTCAAAACAAGTACGGAGGCATTGACTCCTACACCTTCACGCTCAAGAACCGCAAGAGGGCCAACATTACCCGGCAGACGTTTGGCTATAATTCAGACGTTTATGCGACCACCACCTACGACAAGGTGTGGGCAGGGGAGTTCGACTACGTTTACGCACTCAACTCGGACTGGCTCACGGATGCCGAGTCGGCTTGGCTGATTGAGATGATCCGATCCGGGCAGGTATGGCTTGAACTGGATGGGCAGTTAGTTGAGGCTATCGTCAACGCTAATACTTACCAATTTACAACTCGCAGGAACGACCGCCTGACTCAGTTGCAGGTTGAGGTTGCCGTGGCTTACAAGAACAACATCCTATGAGCGTAACCCTCATCGCCTACCCGACCGCTGACTACACCACCGACTTACAGGCTTGGAATGCGTTCAACGACCGAGCCGATGCCGATGGTGCTACAAGCCGAGAGGACGCTTGTTTTGGCTGCCTGTTCTCAACCTTTGCGACGCTTTACGACCAACCTGAACTGGCTTATGTGTTGGACACCATGGGTGGCACGGACATAGCCATCACGTTCAGCATTGACGACATAAACGACATCACCAAGCGTAGGGGGTCGTTCTCCAAGACGATAGAGTTGCCTAATACGACAACCAACGCAAGCCTGTTCAAGTTTGCCTACAACGTGCAGTCCTTCGTTGGTGGATTCCAACCCAACAAGAAGATTCGTGCAGCCATGTGGGAGGATGGGGTCCAAGTGTTCAGCGGTGCAATGCAGTTGCTCTCTATGTCCAAGACCAAGGGTGATGTAACTTACGAGGTCGGCCTGTTCAGCGAGGACGTGAGCCTATTCCAAGACATCCAAAACAACCTGCTCGTCAACACGGCTGGCGTTACCGGGATGAATCACACGCTGACCTCGGCCCACGTTTCTGCGACTTGGACCGCATCGGGTGCAAGCGGTTACGTTTACGGCTTGGTGGATTCCTACGGAGCCACGGACGTAGTTACTCAAGGGTGGTTTGCTATCCCTTACTGGAAGATGGGGCCATCCATTTACGTCAAGAAGATGGTGGACCTGATTTTCGCACAGGCAGGCTATCGGTACACATCCAACTTCTTCAACTCGACCTTATTCAAGAAACTGGTCATTCCCTACTCTGCCGGGACGATACCCGTTACCCTTTCCGGGTCGAACATTTTTGCGCAGTCAACTGGAAGCGTCAACTTCATGGAGGACGCTAACACAACGATACTTTTCAGCAAAGACACTCCTGCACCTTACTTTGACAATGGAGGCTATTGGGTCGCATCCTCCAGCACTTTCGTCGCTCCATCCGTTCCAACCCGTTGGGACGTTGAAGTGGCCCTAACGGTCAGCGGTTCCTTTGCGGTCAATGCAGGATTCTTTGCGAATATGTCTATCCGCAATCTCACGGATTCGACTGACAATGCGGTCATCACCAACATAAGTGCAAGGACGCAAAGGCAGTTTGTGGTTAGATTCCAAAACGTAACCATACCGGCCAACACGACGGCAAATATTGGGTTCGTAATTACGCAGGATACATCGGTGCTGACGACCCAATTCTCTATCCTTTCGGGGGCAACCGTTCTATGGACTTGCCTTGAAAACCCACAAAGCATCGGGGTCGTTGATATGCGGACCGCCCTGCCTGCTGACGTGAAGCAGAGCGACCTGCTCGTTGACCTTCAAAAGATGTTCAACCTTTACTTCATGCCCGATGCACAGGATCCAAAACTCCTATACATTGAGCCGTTCAAGGACTTCTACTCCAGCGGTGTGGTTGACTGGACGCAGAAGGTTGACGAGAACCAAGAGCAGTTGTTGACCAATGGCGACCCGAACCAATACAAGTCGCTTGTGTTTAAGTACAAGGACATGGGCGATTACCTGTCCAAGACCTACAAGTCAAGCAATCCGCTCGCCAAGGAAGGGTACGGAGGCCGTCAGTTCTTGACGCAAAACTTCTACGGCAAATCCGAGTTCGTCTGCGAAACCATGGCCGGGACGCTGATACCGGGTTCGTTCACAACCGACAAGGTCATCGGTAGGGCTTGGGACTTGGAAGGCAGCACGGCAAGCGGTACGGTCAAGCAGTTGAACACGGGCTACCGATTAGCGCAGTACAACTCCATTGCTCAAGGCACAACGTCTTGGTTCTATCAAACAGGCGTGAGCGGTTCGTTTGCAACTGGTGAATACGTCGCCAACGTTCCATTCGTGAGCCACATTGACAACCCCTATGCACCCACCGAGGACCTTGCCTTTGGTATTCCGAGGCAGGTCTTCTACAACGCAGTCAACGCAAGCGGTACGCCAATCACCTACACGAACAACAACCTTTACAACAAGTATTGGCTCAACTACATCACCGAAACGACCTCCAAGGAAGCCTTGCAGTTGGAGTTGACCATGGTCTTGAACTGCGTGGACATCTACCAACTCGACTTCCGAAAGCCGATTTATTACAACGGCATTCGATGGCGTTTGCTGGAGATTCGGGACTATACCGTAGGCGAAGCAAAGCCTTGCCGGGTAACGCTCCGAAGGATTCTCAATCTCGCAGAGTTTGTGCCTATAACGAGCGTCCCAATAACAAGCGACCCTGCTGGATTACCGAACGGACCTATCGACCCCGACCCAGCGGATCCCGACTACGAACCACCCATCAACCCTGAATTACCAACCCCCGGATAATGGCAGTAACTAAAGAAATCGTCCTCGAAGTAGGAATCAAGGACTCCACCGCACAAGGCACGACGAGTGCGAAGC